CAAGGTCCGCCTGCTGGGCGGAGGGGCGCGGTGATGGCGCGGCCCGTCCTCAACCGCCCGCTGGTGCTCGAGGTGCCCGAGCGCGTGCCCGACGGCGCGGGCGGGTTCGCGCAGGTCTGGGCCGTGCGCGGCACGCTCTGGGTGGCGCTCGACGTGCGCACCGGGCGCGAAGTGGCGGGTGAGGGGCTGCGGCTGGGACGCGCGGGCTATCGCATCACTGTGCGCGCGGCCCCGCAGGGCGCGCTGTCGCGTCCCCAATCCGGGCAGCGCCTGCGCGACGGGGCGCGGCTGTTTCACATCCTGTCGGTGACCGAGAGCGATGTGGGCCCCGGCTATCTCACGCTCTGGGCCGAGGAGGAGGTGGTGGCATGAGCTATGGCATGGCGGCGGCGCTTCAATCGGCGATCTGGCAGCGGCTCTCAGGCGACCCGGCGCTCGCGGCCCTGGTGACCGGCGCGATCTATGACGCCGCTCCGCAGGGTGCGGTGCCCGATCTCTACGTTGTCCTCGGTCCCGAGGACGTGCGCGAGAGCGGCGACGGCACGGCGGCGGGCGCCGAGCATCGCGTTCCCGTCTCGGTGGTGAGCGCGGCGGCGGGGTTCCTCGTCGCCAAGCAGACGGCGGGGGCGGTGAGCGACGCGCTCGACGGTGCGGCGCTGACCCTCGACCGGGGACAGCTGGTGTCGTTCAACTTTCTGCGCGCCCGCGCGCGGCGCAGCCGCGACGGGCAGCACCGGCGGATCGACCTGACATTTCGGGCGCGCGTGGATGACGGTGCCCGATCCAACTGAGAACGGAGACAAAACATGGCAGTTCAGAACGGCAAGGACCTTCTTATCAAGGTCGATCTCAACGGCGGCGGCAATTTCCAGACGATGGCGGGGCTGCGCGCGACGCGGGTGAACTTCAACGCCGAGAGCGTGGATGTCACAAGCCTCGATTCGGCGGGGGGCTGGCGCGAGTTGCTGGCCGGTGCCGGCGTCAAATCCGCCGGCATCAGCGGCTCTGGCGTGTTCCGCGACGCGGCCAGCGACGCGCGGATGCGGCAGATCTTCTTTGACGGGGAGACGCCTGACTTCCAGGTGGTCATCCCCGATTTCGGCACCATCCAGGGGCCGTTCCAGGTGACCGGGATCGAGTATGGCGGCAGCCATGACGGCGAGGCCACCTACGAGATGTCTCTCGCCTCGGCGGGGCGGCTCGATTTCGTGGCGCTGTGAGCGGTGGCATGGCCAACCCCTATGCGGGCGAGGTGACGCTGGTTCTGGGTGGCGAGGGCTGCGTGATGCGGCTCACGCTCGGGGCGCTGGCAGAGATGGAGGCCACCATGGGGGCCGATTCCCTCGTCGATCTGGTGACGCGGTTCGAGGAGGGGCGGTTTTCCTCGCGCGACGTGCTGGCGGTGATCGTGGCGGGCCTGCGCGGCGGTGGCTGGGAGGGGCAGCCATCCGACCTGCTGACCGCCGAGATCGAGGGCGGGCCGGTAGCGGCGGCGCGGGCGGCGGCGCAGCTTCTGGCGCGGGCCTTTGCCCTGCCCGGAGAGGACGGGTGAGCGACACGCGCTTCGACTGGCCCGCGCTGTTGCGCGCGGGCGTTCAGGGACTTGGCCTGCGACCGGCGGAGTTCTGGGCGCTGACGCCCGCGGAATTGCGGCTGATGCTGGGCGAGGGCCGGGGGCCGCGCCCGATGGCGCGCGACGGGCTGGAGGCGCTGGTGGCGGCCTTCCCCGACAAGACCGAGGAGACGAGCGATGGATGAGTTGGAGCGTGCCGACGATCTGGAGACGCAGATCATGGCGCTGGACGACGCGATGGGGCAGGCGGGCGCGATGGCCACTGCCTTTGCCGGCGAGTTGGCACAGGTGCGCGGTGGTTTCGCCGCCGCTGGGCAGGATGTTCAGAGCCTGGAACGGGGGCTGAGCCGCGGCCTGCGCGGGGCGCTGCGCGGTGCGGTGGTGCAGGGTGACAGCCTGAGCGAGAGCCTGCGGCGGCTGGCCACGACGATGGTCAACACCGCCTTCAACGACGCGGTGCGCCCGGTGACGGACCAAGTGGGCGGGCTGGTGTCGCAGGGGATCGGCGCGCTGGTGGGCGGGCTGCTGCCGTTTGGTCGTGGAGGTGGCTTTGCGCAGGGGCGGGTGATGCCCTTTGCCAACGGTGGCGTGGTGAGCGGGCCGGTGACGTTCCCGATGCGCGGGGGGCGCACCGGGCTGATGGGCGAGGCGGGACCGGAGGCGATCCTGCCGCTGAGCCGTGGCACCGACGGGCGTCTTGGCGTGCGGGCGCAGGGTGGCGGCACCGTGAGCGTGGTGATGAACGTGAGCACGCCCGACGTCGAGGGGTTTCGCCGCAGCAGCGGGCAGATCGCCGCGCAGCTTGGCCGCGTGATCGGGCGCGGTGCGCGCAACCGTTGAGGGGAACACATGATGGCATTTCACGAGATACGATTCCCGGTCAACCTGAGCTTCGGCTCGGTTGGCGGGCCGGAGCGGCTGACCGAAATCGTCACGCTGGCCAGCGGGCACGAGGAGCGCAACAGCCCCTGGGCGCAGGCGCGCAGGCGCTACGATGCGGGCGTCGCGCTGCGCGGCCTCGAGGATATCGAGGCGCTGATTGCCTTTTTCGAGGCGCGGCAGGGGCAGCTCTACGGGTTTCGCTGGAAGGACTGGAGCGATTTCAAGTCGGGCCGCGCGGGGGCGGCACCCGCATTTGACGATCAGCGGATCGCGGAGGGGGATGACGCGACCGTCGCGTTCCAGCTTTTCAAGACCTATCGTTCGGGCGCGCAGGAGGCCGTGCGCCCCGTGGCCAAGCCGGTGGCGGGCAGCGTGCGTATCGGCCTCGGTGGTGTCGAGATGCGCGAGGGGGTGCATTACGAGGTGGACGACACCACCGGCATCGTCACCTTTGCCGAGCCGCCCAACCGCGACGTGGCGGTGACGGCGGGGTATGAATTCGACGTGCCGGTGCGGTTCGACACCGACCGTATCCAGGTCAGTCTTGCGAGCTTCCAGGCGGGCGAGGTGCCCAGCGTGCCGGTGGTGGAGATCCGGGTATGACCGGGGCGGAGGCGCTGGCCGCGCATCTCGGGACCGGGGTGAGCACCACCTGCCGGGCCTGGGCGCTCATGCGGCGCAACGGGGCGGTGATGGGTTTCACCGATCACGACCGCGCGCTGCATTTCGAGGGCATCGAGTTTCGCCCCGAGACGGGGATGAGCGCGCGCGCCGTGGCGGCCAGCACCGGGCTTGCCGTCAACAATACGGAGGCGTTGGGCGCGCTGTCGGACGCGGCGGTCAGCGAGACGGATATCGAGGCCGGGCGCTATGACGGCGCGTCGGTACGGGCGTGGATCGTCAACTGGCAGGACGTGACCCAGCGGATGGCGATCTTTGCCGGGACGATCGGCGATATTCGGCGCGCGGGCGGCGCGTTCGAGGCGGAACTGAGGGGTCTCACCGATGCACTCAACGTGCCGCTGGGACGGGTTTACCAGAAATCCTGCAGCGCCGTGCTGGGGGATCGCGATTGCACCTTCGACCTCAATACGCCGGGGTATGTGTCTGCCCGCGCGGTCGAGCAGGTTATGCAGAACCGCGTGTTCCGCTTCGCCGATATGACCGGGTTTGCCGAGAACTGGTTCCGGCACGGGGTGCTGAAGGTGCAAAGCGGCGCGGCACAGGGCCTGCAGGGGATGATCAAACGCGACCGTATGGATGGAGATGCGCGGGTGATCGAGCTGTGGCACCCGCTGGGAGCGGAGGTTCTGCCCGGCGACGCGCTGCGGATCGAGGCGGGCTGCGACAAGCGGCGGGAGACCTGTCAGTTCAAGTTCGACAACCTTCTGAACTTCCAGGGGTTCCCGGACATTCCCGGCGATGACTGGGTGATCACCGATCCCACCAAGTCGCCGCGCCTCGATGGCGGGAGCCGCCGCCGATGAGCGCCCTGCAAGATGAGATCGTGGCCGCGGCGCGCGGCTGGCTCGGCACGCCCTACCGCCATCAGGCGGCGTGCCGGGGGGCGGGCTGCGATTGCCTGGGCTTGGTGCGCGGGGTCTGGCGCGAGGTAGTGGGCGACGAGCCCGAACGCCCGCCCGCCTATTCGATGGACTGGTCCGAGCCCGCGCGGGAGGAGGTGCTGTGGCAGGCGGCGCTGCGACACCTGCGGGCGCGTCCGGTGCCCCTTGAGGTGCCCGGGGACGTGATCCTCTTCCGGATGCGCGACGGCGCGGTGGCCAAGCATCTGGGCATCTGCACACGCGCGGGGC